GGAAGATATAGTAGCAATGGAAAACGTGGCGGTAAATCCGGGATGGGGCCCGAATGGTGATGATGTTTATGATATATGGCGTTTTAAGGGCGGAGGCAACTGCAAACATTACTGGGAAAAACGAGTTTTCGTAGATGCAAAAGGAGCAAAGATTAATCCTAATGATCCAGATGCAACACGTGTAGCGGTGGCAACAGCTGAACGGATGGGATATAAAGTGCGCAATCCAAAGTATGTAGCGCAACTTCCCGAGGATATGCCCCATCGTGGCTTTTTACCAACTAATCCTGTTTATGGCAATCAATAATTACAACTATGGCTGAAGTATTATTAATCTCTGAGAACTACATTAAAAAGTACACCACGGTAAACGGAAGCGTTGACCCAAATCTACTTTATCCATCCATCTATTTGGCGCAGGATAAATGGCTGCTTCCCTTTTTGGGAACTGACCTGCTTAACAAGATTAAGACCGATGTAGCGGCTAACACGATTGCCGGTAATTACCAAACACTATTAGAAGATTACATTCAAAAGATGTTGCTATGGTGGGTTATGGTGGATGTAACGCCTAATCTTTGTTATCGTATGGACAATGGCACGCTCGTACAGCGTCAAAGTGAGGATACCGTACCCGTATCGGATGCAGTTATGAAGGATATGATAGACCGAGCAAGGCAAAACGCGGAGCACTACACGACTTTGCTAGTCGATTACCTGTGCGCTAACTCTAGTTTGTTCCCGGAATACTCGACAGCGCAATGGCCTGACCGCTCACCTCGTACCGATGTGACTAATACGCTGAACTATCAATTCAGTTCGGGCAATACGGCAACCAGTTACCGCCCTACCTATTCACGTAATATCATTAACAGAATACCATGAGTGATAAAAAAACACTGAAGCAAGATTACACCGAGCGTTTGCGCAAGTATGAGCGTGAACTATCACTAAAACTACGAGCCAATGCCAACAAAGAAACAGACAAACGCACAACCAAATAAGATTAATCTAAAGGGCTTGCGTTACAAGCTTGAGTTATTCGATGGCTTTTGGTCTATACCACTTGCCTTTTTAGTGTTTGCCATATCGGGTACTGTGTCGGTTGCCTATTTTGGTGATGCACTTATTAGCACGGAATACATCCAGTATATCGTACTTGCTGCAATGGTGATGGTGTTCGCCAACTTCGTCGTTTTTTTAGGCATTAGATTCAATTTTCGGGCACTGCAACGGGAGATATACAACAAGGAAGTTAAGTATGAAATAAACACCTATCTATCGACATGGCAAAAGGTTGTATTATACCTGCTCTTGTATGCATTCTACTTTGCTGCATACCTTTATATTCTGCACTTGCTGATGACGGTTACTGCGTAAGGGTAACGGCTTCATCGTTTGTGGGTGTACGGGAAAAAGGCGGCAACAATCAAGGCTTTAATGATAAGGCCTTGCTCATTCTTATGAAGCAAGAAGGTTGGAAGCCCGGCTATGCGTGGTGTTCATTCTTTGTCATGGCTATGCTTAACGAGTGCGGAATCAAACATTCTATTAATGGATGGGCACCAACTGCATACAATAAGAATGATGTGATTTTCACCGATGGTAAATACGTGCAAGCCTTTAGTGATCGTGATGTGCTTGTGATGACGTTAAGCTATCCAAATGTAAAAGGCAATCGTTTTAAGAAGATAGGTCATACCGGCATAGTTGACAAGGTAGGCAAGTATTCGGTGCGAACTATTGAGGGCAATACCAACGAGCAGGGCATGAGAGATAGCCGCACGGGCGATGGTGTATACTACAAGATTCGACCGCTTAATAAAAACTTACACATAACACGATGGGGAAAAAGACAAAGCTAGGAATAGCACTGGCTTGTGCAATTATTGCACTCGCCACTATATTCAGCGTGCGCACGTGCAATCGTCCCGTAACAAATCCTGCAGTAAAAAGATTACAGGATGTCAATGATTCACTCTATCAAATCATACAGGAAAACAACTCCAAAACGGATAGCCTTTTTGCTAAGATTGATTCACTGCAGGTGCATCAAGATACCATTATCCAACAGCAACAAATAACCAATGAAATCTATCGCAATGAAACTTACAACATTCTTTCTGCTACTCCTAACGCTGCCAATAATCAGTTCCGGGCAACGCTCAAAAAGTCGGATAGCCTACTCAAAGCAGGATTTTACACCCGAACTTACAACCTACGATCAGCAGCTTTTCAGTCTGAACTACAATAGCATGATGTATTGGTATCGTACCGCACAGGAGATAGACAGTCTTTATCAGATGGAGCGGTTGAAAGTTACCTACTATGCAAAGATTACAGGCATACAGGCGGCGAGTTATGAAACGCTAGCAGAAATCTACAAGAATAAACAAAGCATTGAAAAGGCTATTGCTACTGAGAAAGACAATGAGATTAGTCAGTTGAAGAAAAAAAATAATCGGTTAATAATTACCAACACGGCCCTGACTTTAGGTGTCACAGCATTGGCTTTTTCTACTATATATTTTGCAATACTATAGACATGGATTTTGAACCGAGAGATATTTTAACTATTGTAGGGGGTGTGGTATCGCTGACTGGTCTTTACTACGCATTGAAAAGAGATGTTGTAAAGGTATCCAGTGCGCTTGGAAAAGTCGAATCTTATCACAAAAGAGAAGTGACCATGCTTGCTGAATCAATCAAAGAAACTAAAGACGAATTTAATTCCAAACTTAATGTCATGAAAGAAGAGCAAAACAAAGCCATTGATAAACTCGAGGCGAAGATTGATGTTATTGCATCGCAGAATATGACGATTAGCAACAATCTTGCGGAATTAGCCGGGTATATCAGGGGCACTAAATAGAGCCATATGAATAACCGATATGCGGAAGTCTACAAAGAGATACACGCAGGAACAGGTACAATAGCAGACCGCATTCGTGCGGCTATGGCTAAGTACAATATCCAAATGAAATACGGATCATTTGAGCGTTTATATTTTGGTTGGCGTAAATACCACAAGTTGAATCAAGTTAAGACTGTTCATACGCCTGTAAAAGGTAATCTATCTAAACTAGAAAATCAATTTGCCGACTTTAACAATATGGTTAACGAGTTGGTGCCCGAGTCTAGTAACCCACTTGACCTGCCGCCATCACAGGAAGCTAACTATAAACCATTCAAGCTACCGATAAATCACAACAACATCTTGTTGCTATCGGATATTCACGTTCCATACCACAACATACAGGCGTTAACGCTCGCATTGAAGTACGGACTGGAGAATGAAGTCAACACAATCCTGCTCAATGGTGATATTATAGACTTCTACGCCATTAGTCGGTTTGAGAAAGACCCGCGTAAGCGCAACTTCGGGCATGAGGTACTAATGACAAGGCAGTTTCTTGCTACACTACGCAAGCTATTTCCAAACGCTGCTATCTATTACAAGTGTGGTAACCATGATGTGCGTTATGATCACTACATCATGCGCAATGCACCCGACCTTTTGGGCATGGATGAGTTCAATTTCGAATCATTGATGCATCTAGACAAGTTCAATATCACTTTCATTCCGGATAAACAGATTATTCACGCAGGTAAGTTGACCATTTTACACGGGCATGAACTGGGAGCATCTGTGTTTAGTCCTGTAAACATAGCACGAGGGTTATTCTTACGTGCTAAGGATAGCGCATTGTGTGGACATCACCACCAAGCAAGTGAACACACTGAGCCAAACATCAATGGCAAGATAACAACCTGTTGGAGTGTGGCCTGTTTGTGTGAGTTGCATCCGGATTATATGCCCATCAACAAGCACCATCATGGCTTTGCGCAAGTGCGGGTATTAGATACGGGCGATTTTGAAGTGAGCAACTATCGTATTGTTAATGGCAAGATTCGATAATCAAAAAGCCCCCGACGTTTCGAGGGCTAATTGAATCAATAACAAAAACAATAATGCAATGAACGATTACACTATTTCGCAAATATAGCACAAATGAAAGGCAAGCCACATCCAAAAGTCATACATCGCAAACTCGGACGCGAAAAGGCAGATGGGTTGTACTGTGATAATGTGATAGAGATTGACCCTACCTTGCCACCGATGCGTTATCTTATCGTTCTTGTTCACGAGTATCTGCATCACATACAGCCGGAATGGAGTGAGGAAAAGGTAGATGCTGAAGGTGAGGCACTCGGTCGCTTTCTTTGGAAGCAGGGCTATCGTAAAGTGTCACAATAATTCAAAGATTTGTGACTAAAACTTATCTGCTATCCCGGCATCGAGTAATTGCTCATGCAGCCATTCGCGAACCTTACCAATAATCTCATACTGTTCTTCGGTTAGGTCTTGATATTTTTCAAGGCTGCGAAGGTGCTGCCTTACTTCGTCAAGTATATCGTAATACTTTTTTCCATTGATCGCACAATCAAAAGAGTGCTGGTCATCTGTTAGGTCAAACGTTAGTGTTGCTTTCATTTTCTGCTTTGTTTGGTAGTCCTGCTTTACAATCTGTGTAGCCTTCGTTGTAGGAATTGATTAGGTTAGTCATCTCGCGTGCCTGTGCTTTCATCATAAACGCATCCAGTTCCACCCATGAGACGTTGACCGATGCGCCTTGAAATCTACGCCTTAGTGATTTGCTAAGTGTTCGTATTGCCGTTTCTTTTTTTTCTTCACTCATAACCATTTTGTTTCTTTAGTTAGTGTATACAAGTCCCTGTTTACGGATTTGATTTTATTGTACAGATTTTCTTTGACATACTGAGTCTTTGCATTAGCGTACATGGTAAGCAGGTTAATGCGTTCCAGCCTCAACGTGTCCACTGACTTTAATGTTCTTGCCTTCATTGAGTTTGAGTATTTCGTTTTTTACGTGCATATAGTAGGCTTTTACGGAGTAGTATTCCCCGGTTCCTTCAAAGTCTTGCATGATATCATTCGGTGCGTTGGTCAATGCTTCATCTACACAATACAGCGCAGCGTTAATCGCTTTGATATGCGCCTCAACTAGGTTGCCTTCTTGCTTACCATTCTCGACTATATCAAAATAGTTCGAGTACAGTTGCCATGCCTTTTCTTTTGCTTTCATCTTTTAGTTTATTGATTAGTTCTATTACTTGCTCTTTGTTGTAGTAGTGCTGCATCGAATTGCGCACGTAGTCTTTGAGTTGGTCAGCTGTCATATTCACCTCCTTCAAATATGTTTCGATAATACTCTACCCCGTAATGGCGGTCTATATTCTCTTTGGTTTCTGTGATTTCAATGTGCCAAAACACACCAAGTTTAAAACCCATGTCAAAGGCTTGGATGATATCCTTTCGGCAGTTAGCTTCAGCCGCTTGTTTAAGTTCATCCATTGCAGCGACAAACTCTTGAGGTGTTAACGTGCGTTCGGTGTAGCGTTTAAACAACGCCCTGAATCCTTCATCAAAATAGTTGGCAGCTTGTTGGCTGCGGTCTGTTCTTCTTTCTTTCATATCCGTTTTGCTTTTCGTTTTTTAGGTTTAGGCAAACTCACTGAATAGTTGCCAAATAGGTTTTGTGATACTGGTATGCCTGATTCCTTTATAGCTTTAAGGTAGCGATATGCTGTGCGGTCTGTTACGTTTAGTTCTTTCGCAATGATGCGTACGGGCATAGCTCTATAATTCATTTCCTTTACCAAATACAAAGCCTTTGTAAGTGTATTCGTTTTGCTTGGTTTCATTGCTCACCTCCTTTGTATGTTTCGTTGTAGTATTCTTTTGAATCTGGCATATTCATTACCAAAGCAAACTCTTGACCTTGTTTATGAGCATCAATAATCTGCTCACGCTCCACATCCAGAAGCTTAGTCATTTCATCAATAAACCTTCTACCATTGGCGTTATAGGTATCGAATAGCTGTGGCGCATATTGCTCAACAATACGCATTGCCTGTTGTAGTGCTGTTAAATTACTCATAGTGCTAAAGTATTAAGGTATTCACGCCACATTGGTACACGTTCCATCAGCTTGTCGATTGCGGATGGGTCAAATTCCACAACCTTTTCGTGGATGCGTTCAGCGATGGGGATATCAAACGCCCACTCGTCTTGTGGTGTTTCTAGGTTTGCATCCGGGTATTCACGCAGGAATCGTGGCATATCGTATATCATGTTACGTTCAATGCTCTTTGCCTTCTTAATAAAGGTAGGGTCGCCCTGTGGATCAATAAGATTAAGTCTGCGCGATAGTCTGTATTTTTCGTCATTAATCATTTCAATCGGTGCGCTAACTAGCACGTAGCAGAATGTAGCACGTGGTGCGCCTGTTAGCCAACAATAGGCTTGACCTTGCCAATAGTAATCTTTGCTGATGTCGTTATTCTTTGCATCCATAAAGGTGTGGATGTCCCAACTTGATTTAATATCGGGAACATTTACAACCAGTCCTGTCTCGTCATCTTTGATAAGCAAGTCGGGCGTGCCTTTGATAAAGTCGTTAGCAAACATCTCTTCATTCTTGAATACGATTTCACCACGATGCCTACGCCACATATCAATGGCATCATTTTCAACGGCAAGACCTTTCTCGATATACTTGTTAGATATCTCTTTATAGCGGTTGTACTTGTTAGCTATGTATACTTCAAGTAATGCGCTCTTTGTGGTTTCACTTAGACCTGATTTAGTCCGTGCATCCGTCATCAACTTACCAAGTTGTGAGGCTCTGAATAGTGTTTTGTTCATGTGTTATTGTATTGATGGTGTAAATATAGCAACCATCAAGATATACTTGACAGTTGCTACAAATTTTCACATTTACACGATGCCGTATTGTTCTTTCTTCGCGTTGAGTTCTTCGCCTACTTCGGCTAGGACTTCGGGGCTGCACGCCTTAAAGATTTTGTGCAGCTGCGTGAGGTCGGTTGCTTGCTGAATTAGTTCGCGCACATACGCTACATCCTGCTCATGCCCTCTACCTAATGCACCCTTCAACTTGAATGGCTTGTATGTATCCTTATTCTTGCGGTTAAGGTCACGGCCAAACACTTTACCTAATGACAATGCTGCGTTTTTAAGGCATTCTGCTTTGAGTTTACCGAATGCCAAGTCCATTGCATTGGCTTTCTTATTATCGGGGTTTAATGCCCATCTATTGCGGTCGCTGCCTGTTACATTATCGGGCACTTTGTCAACCATGATGATAACGGAAGCCGCACCGGTACGTTTAAGTTCGTAGCCGCTTATCGGATGGATCACTACAAGTTCCATTGATGCTTGCACCTCGTTGGCTAATACCGACCACTTAAAGTTCTCAGTACGCCAATGACCAAAGAATAATTCATCCAGTGTGGTTTCTACGTGGCTAATGACTAGCGTGCGTGCTTTCTTGTCGGGTGTGGATTCGATACCTGCTTCATCAGGTTCTGCGTTGAGCATCTGCTGAAACTTCTGCAGTGCTTCTAAGTTGTCTTTGTGAAAGTTCATGTTGTTATTGATTTTGATTGATTACAAAGATAAGAATTAGTATTTCATTAGGCAATCATTTAACTCTTGACAGTAGTTAAGAATTGCAAAAATGATGATGGCTCCAATAAGGTAGCGAAGGATTTTAGATACTGTTTTCATGTTTTGTTGTTTTTTAGATTTAAAGATTGTGCGTTACAGCCGCACCCCTGATTTAATTAGTAAAACATTGGAGCCATTGAATAGCTTCCTAGTAACATAACGTACTCACTTCCGTCAAATGCAACTTTTACTTTTTTGCGAATAATCTGCTTATCACAAAGACAAGTTACAAAATCACCTTTACGTGATAAAACTTGTGCTGTCATTTTCAAATTAGAATCACCAATGAAAGTTGCAGTGATTGTTGTGCCGGGTTGAATTGTGTTTGTCATTGCTTTGTGTTTTAATGTTTGATTGATGGCACAAATGTACTGCAAATAATTGCACACACAAGAAATCAATTGTTAAAAATTGTTAAAATCCAGTATTGACAAGGGTTACAGAGGGACAAATTGTCCCCTATAGGGTACACATATTTGAAGATTTGTGACTTTTATAACCTATCGGGTATAGATTACGCCCACGAATAGCTGCCGTAATTCGGGAAAAGTTCGAAATACATACGCATCATTATGGCATCTGCGTAGTCGGGAGACTTACCATGCATCCGTGCTATCTCATCTTTACTTATTACGGCTAGTTTTCCATCCGCTTCAGGCGTGCGCCTGCGTATCATATCTAATTCTTGTATGATTACATCCCGGAATGGCTGCACTTTAAACACTACTTTGTTTTGCTCAATCAATTCTGCTAACTTAAAATAGCATTCTGCTTTTTGGTTGGTGAACTTATCGGGCTGCTTAGCACGTCCACCATTGAGAAAGCCGCGACACTTTAAGCTATCGACCACACCACCACCTACACCATCTTCGTCACAGATCACGTTGCTTAATTTTATACTATGGTTGTAACAAATTTCGCGAATTTTTGTTACAATAGTTGTGATTGGTTGCTTACGCAGCTCGTGTATCTCGATTAGATGCAAGCCATGCCACACACATATAACCGTTCTATCTTTTCCTAGTCGCGCAATATCCGCACTTATGTATTTATCTCCTTTGCTTTCTTCATCACGGAAGCAGCGCACAAGGTCATCGTACTGGTATAAGTTATCTATGGATTCATCATACTCCCAGTCTCCATACAACAGCCTTCGCCTATCCACTTCGGGCAATCGCTCCAAAGTTTCAAGATATGTTTCGGGTAGGTGTGGGTTATCTGTTGGCAGCGATGGAATGAACGCAAGGTGTGCAGGCAATCCATCCATCTTGAATGGTGCGTAGAACTCATTGTAAAGCCATCCTTTAGACGGATTGCAGGTAAGCAGCATCTTAGGTGGCAAATCATATTCACGTAGCTTAAAACGAATACGAGATTGCAAGATGTCTATTGCACGTTTGCTGACCTGTGCGGCTTCATCTACGTATGCATCGGTTAATTCCAAACCACCAAGTGAATGAAATTCCGGGTCCGATGGATACGCGAATAGGTCTTTCAAAATAATCTCACTGCCATTTGCAAAAGTGATAACGTGCGTCTGATTGTTGATGGTGAAGTGTTCATTCGGTGCAAGTCCTAACATACCTGCTACCTCAAAGAATGTTTTAAGTGTAGTCTTTTTTAGTGTGTCGAGTTTGCTGCGACCTATCAACCCACGTGTACCCGGATACTTAAACCTACGGCTTATTTGCCATGCACAACCTATGAAGCTTTTGCTTCCACCTGCTGCACCACCAAATAGCACCACACGTGCCGGGTGTGAGTTACCCAGCACACGCAATGCTTCTTTTTGTTTCGGTAGGTACTCAATCATTAGAACGGCAAATCGCCAGTACCTTGTGAATCGTCCTCTTGTACACGTGGTGGCAATGGCTCGGACATCTTTCCGCTAAAGAACTTACCATTCTTGCCTTCCTTTACCCATGCAGCTAGGCGCATCTTCTTACCATTGACCATGATTTCACCTGTGTATTCAGGTGCGTTGTTGGTAGTCTTGTTGTTTTTAAAGAGGGTGAACTGTCCCTCTTGCATTGTGTAGTTACTCATTGTATTAATTATTAATTATTCCGATATCTTGGTACATCAGGGATAGCGTGCTATTCCCCTCCGTATCTTGTGTATTTACTATTTCAAAATCAAGTTGATAAATTTGGTGACCATCAATGTAACCTATGTACAATTCCATATCATCAGGGTACTGCCCTAGCTTGTCCCACAATTCACCTATTGTCATAACTTATACATTTCATTTCCTGTAAGCAAATAAAGTTCTTCAAGTATTAGCCACATAGTTTGGTTATCTACCATTGATGGGCGCATACTTCTCTTTGCCGCTAAGATAAAAAGTTTGCGCAGTAATGCGTTCTCTTTTGCGATATCATATTGCATCTTAGTATTCATTTTGTTGTTCAATCAATTCCCGGTAGCGTTCCTTCCTGTACTCGGTGAACTGGTAAGGGCGGTTGTTGTACACGCGGAAGCGCATATCGTTGTCCCATGTGGGCAGGGAATCGTATTCGTCCATTAGCATTTGCTCAAACTTAGATGGACTTCTACGTTGTGGTTCTTGTGCCGGTGCTTCTTCTATCTTCAACTTATCCGCTGCCTGTTGGATAGCGTCAACCACCTGCGGATGTTGGAACATTTCGTAGATGTTGTTTTGCTTTTGCTGCTCTTGGTTCAATGCTTCTACAGCTATCTGCCGTTGTGCATCGTACTTTGGAAACCATGCAAGGATTGTAGCCGGGTCAATACGATTGAACAGCGTACCGTATTCACCTATTGCACCACGGTCTAAACACAGCTGGATATCTTCAAGGCTATACATCCACATCTTTTCAAGTATATTCTCAGCACAGAACTCTATCTGTACAGCGTTCATATTGTTCTGCACATTGAGCAATTGTGTACATCGCGTAACCAACTGCATGATTTTAACCTTTGTAGTTTGCCTGTCTAATTTACGCAGGAGTGCTATCTTGTCTTGCTTGATCGCGTGCGTTACTGATAGCGACTGCATCGCGGAAAAGTTGCTCAGCTTTGTTAATGCTGTCTGCTGTTGAATTTGATTGTTTGCCATATGATTTTTGATTTTTAATTTTATCCCATTCCCTGCGCATCCAGTTCTTAACTGTGCTTTGCCAATCCTTCATTGGTGTCTTACCTACTATCCATCCATTAGCTTCATAGTGATCCATAAAGGTGCGAGCGAAATTAACTAACTTGTCTTCGCTCATAAAGTTATTACCTACTGCGTTCAGTTCGCCCATCAGGTTGTACACATCATTCTCATCAGGCTTCACAAACTTTTTGCGCCTAGTCTTTTTTTCATTTGCATCTTCAACTATAATTTCATTTTCATTTCTATTTTCATTTCTATTTTCTAAAGGCAATGCCGTGGCATTTGCCGTGGTAGATGCCGTGGCATCTGTATCACAGTCTTGATTTTTTCTTTTTTTCCATCCATCAATAGCCCTAGCACGTTGCTTTTCGGTATGTGCTTTACGCTTACCAACTTCTATTTCAAGACGTTCATTAAAAAAAAGTCCATCATCATCCTGCCGAAACTTTGCCATGACATCTGCCGCGGCATTGCCACAGCATAGCCGTATCATCTTTTCGGTAAGGTGACCCTTTTGATGTTGCAAGCATAGCAGGGTGATGTATTGCCCACGTTCTTCCATGGTCAAGTCCTGCACACCCGAAAGAAAATCGGATGAGTAAAAAAGAAATGCCGGGTCTTTCATAGAAAGTAAATACCCACCACTACACACAAAGGCGTACCCTCAGCTGAATAGCTTATGGCAATGCGGTAATGGTGGGATTTAAAATGTTTTTCATAAGGGTACGCGTTGCAAATATAGTCAAACTATATCTACTTCCAAATTAGAATCGAAGATTTACTTTATCTCTGCGCTTGTAGTTATAGATTTCTTCAATCAAGGCAATATATTGATCAACCTCAGTGCAATGTTGTAATGCCGTTGGTTGAATCTTTAGCTTTTGAATGAACTCTGTAAACTCAAAGTTTGGATTATTCAATAATTTATACATGGTATATACAAATGTTCTGCGTTTGTATCCATCGTAATAAGGTTCTAAAAGAAAAATTTTTTCAATGATTTTTTCAGCATCCTTAACGGATTTTACTTTAAGCATTCCGCTATTAAAAAAACCAGTGTTTTTGTTTGTATGTGTACCGCTCAATAATAACATACACTCATTATGACCAATCTGGTATTTATTTTTAAAATCTCTGTATTGTAAATAATCTTTATATCCAAGTTCACAATAACCATTCATGTAATCATCAGCATTCCAGTTCTTAGATAATTGATTTAATCTATGTACTTCTTCAAGTCCATAACCTTTACAAACCACATAATGCAAGGGAAGTTTTAATTCTTCAATAACATCAAATCGATGTTGACCATCAATGATTTCATAGTTTTCATTTACAATAATTACTGTAAAAAGATACTGTTCAGACATTGACTTCTTAAGTCGATTAATGTGATTTAGATTCTTAGTCCGATTACCATCCAATGGTTTGAAAAGGAAGTAATCAGTTGTCGTGTGAACGTGGTGTGTAGATAGCACCATTGGTTCTTTCTTAGATAATAACATAAAATAAAATTAATTTTGTTGCCTACTCTGTAAGGTTTTCGGCTACCCCTATTATTTCCAAATTAATGTTGCGATTAAGAAACCGACCATTGCACCAACGGCTAAGATTATAAGCATCTTGCTGTTGCTCGTGTCGTGGATTGGCTCCTGTTGAACCGGGACTGATTGTGTACGCTCAACCCGTTTGATTGGTTTGATGGTAAGTTGCTGTGGTGGTAATGCAGCTTTTGAGATTCTTGAAGCGCGTATCTTATGTTGACATTTAGCTAATACCCTTGAAGCATCTGACATGGTAGGTATATCACCAACCCAATAGGTTGCTTTATCACCAGGATATTTTTGAATCATGTGCGCTTCGCGCATAACTGCTATTACTTGTGAACTGACTTGATGCTCGATAGTCATTTTTTTCGCATCAAACTTTTTCATATCATGTAATGTGCACATGAATTTGTAGTACTTGTTTACTGTCTTGCTCATTGCTCTAAATATGTTTTAATTGTTTTTGTAAATTCATCAAATGACCTGCACACCTTGACGCAGTAACCTGCATTGATAAGTTGTGCGTGAACGATTTTCTGTGTGTCCGATAGTTTGCCCTTTTCCGTTTTCATCTCGATGAATAGGGCATGGTATGGTCCACTACTCATACAGATCATCAAATCGGGCATACCCGGCATAGCACCTTCAGCTTTTAACAAGTTCCAGCGTTTGGCTCTTTGCACAGGTGTACCGCCTATGTACACACCATTAGGGAAGGAAGCGATTAATACACGCGGGAATGAATATCTAAACCATTCGACGCAGCGTTGTTGTATCTTGCTTTCTTCGTGCTTCATGCATTAAGGGTATTAGATATGGCTAACCAAAACTTACCAATGTAATCTTCATCCGCTTCTATGTTGATCACTGGTAAACTTTTTTCCAGTTGGATGTATTCCCATTGACCAAGTGAATGCACATCGTAATCACAACCTATGGATATAGGGCAATAGGATACCGATGTTCTTTCAACTGGAATGTCAAAGCGCACAATAATACTTTGATTGTGATTTAAGGTAACAAGGTAACACATCCGCGCCTCGTTCACTATCTTTTTCTTAACTATGTACATACGCTTTCCGCTTACCCGGCGGATATCATGCACATCGTATTCACTTTGCATCGAATCGGTAAATTCCTCAAAGAACTCCAACTCATCAAGCTGCCTGTTCATCTGATTCCATTTAGCTTCTTTATTGTCTGTGCTGAAGATGTACTTACACCACTCTAATAACTTACCCTCGGTTATGTTGAGAGTAATTCTAAGGTCACGCAGGTTCATGCGGTTAAAGTTCTTCATGATGAAAAGAATATCGCTACGAGTAGGCAGTGTGTCTTTGCGTAGCCTTTTCTTGTACTGATTGTTTCCTTGTTTATTCATCGCCTTCATGTTTGATAGTTATTGATTTGATTAGTTCACATACCGGAATGTTCATCGCTTTAGACAGGTTGATTAGTTGCTGCAGCTTTATAGTCTTTGCATCATACAACCAGTTGTAAAGTGTTCGGTCAGATATGGGTGTACTGCTTTTACGCATCGCACGGAGTAGGGCAGCATTACTGCCCACCGTCCTTGCGATCAATCCATTTAGTTTGTTGTGCTTTCTCATAGCTTCGGTCTAAGATTAGGATTTACCATATAAAATACTTCCCTATGCGATTCGCTGAACTTGTGTTGAAATATAGATTCATCAATGGGAGTATAAACGGGGTCACAAAATTCACGTTCTAAGCGGTCTATAATCTCATCTTCATCATCATGTGGCGTAACTTGAATATGCCAATAGCCGCCCTGAGAATATACCTCGATTAGATTGCCATCAGGCTGCATACAGCAGTAGTGTGGTGCATACTTGCCGCACTTGTAATAGAAAGGTAGCGTTACCTGCACAGTGTCTACTGTAACAGGTAACTTGTGTTTTACTTCGATTGTCATTGTATTGATTGGGTTTTAATTAATAATCATATCCATCATAGCACTCATCGCATTGAGTGTCGGTTTCTTCATACTTAGCGACTATATCAATAGCCTGTTCTTCAAAATCTCTCCAGTCTATAGACTGCTCATCTTCATCGTGTGATGAATTCCATTTTTCCATGAGTTCAATGGCTGCATCCTTTACTTCGTCAAAGTAGTTTGCTTCGTAATTGCAGTAGATGCAAGTGTGTGGTTGACTTCTTTTCATTGCTTATTGTTTTTGATTACCTTTGTATTGACTGAGCAAATATAAGCAGAAATTTTCAGTATGCAAATAATTTCGTAAAATAATTTGAATAATTGTGTAAATAGCAATATATCAAGGTGTTACGATAGGTGGCTAGATAAGGCCACAAGGCTTGCACACGATAAAAATAAGGGAAGTGATCTATTGCATGAGGTACTTGCCCGGCTAATGGATAGACCCGAACAGGATATAGTAGACATAGTATGCCGTGGTAAAGTAGAAGCCTACATCAACAGGGCGTTATGGCTATCATGGCACAGCGCACGCAGTGACTACGCTATAAAATACCGCAAATACTACGAATTGCACGTAGAAAAACAGGTAGAAGATACCAAACAAGATGAAACATGGATGGGCGCGTTTATTGATGGTGAATATCTATACAGCGCAATCGGTAGGCTAAACGAGTTCGATGCTATCTTGTTGCGTCTATACTCTAAACCTGATTTTGATTACAAAGAATTAAGTGAGCAGACTGGTATACCCTATGCCTACCTGCGCACATCTATACATAGGGCACTTAAAAGAATAAGAGAGTATGTTAAACTTCAACGCTCCATTGCACATTCAGAGAGAGAGGCTAGCGATTTGCAAAAAATGTAAGTTTTATAACGGCACATTTGGGACCTGTGGCACACCATTAATCGGTGGCACCGTCAATCCTGAAGAAAATGATGTGACCTACTATAAAGAAAAGATAAAGCTGTGCGGATGCTTTATGGATGTGAAGACTAAGTTCCGTTTTACTTCATGCCCTGCACACAAATGGTTTGCTATTGACATGAAGCCTGAAGAGATACGTGCATTAGATGAATTTATACAGCGAGTAAACAAGGCTAACAAGATAGAACAGGATGATTTACAACTGCTTTACTATTGGTATAGCAAGGTAACAAAGAAACACGAGAAGCCAAGCGGATGTGCATCGTGTATCCGCGATCTAATAAACGAATTCAGAAGACAATTAGGAAAAGTAGAACAAACAAAATAAACATTATGCCCCTACCAACACCCAACACAGACGAATCAAAAAATGAATTTGTGGCACGCTGCATGAGCGATGCAAAAACGCAAGAAGAATTTCCCGATTCACAGCAGCGCATAGCCGTATGCATTGCGCAATACGACAAAAAGTAATTTGTAAACATCAAAATAACAAATATGGGACTGCAAAAAGGAATGACCAATAACCCCAATGGTAGACCATTAGGAAGCCTTAACAAGAAGACCCTTGAGTGGGAAGAGTTCGGGCGCACGTTCGTAGCCGAGGCATTGCCAAAGGTTGCCGAGTTTATCAATGAATGTATGGATAGCCGGGATGAAGATTTGAAATTCAAGGCGGCAGGTCTTACACTGGATGTACTCGAATACTTCAAACCAAAACAAGCACGCATCACACATAGCGGTGATGAGAAAGCGCCCGTAATCATTCAGGTACATTCGGACTTGTAACAAATAACCCGTAAAAACTACAATACAATACAGCATGAAATTAAAGTTCAGCATAGCAGCCAATGCAAAGGGTGTAACACTTGGCAAGTACATCGACTATCAAAACGCAGTCGATAAGGTTGAGCAGGTGCGCATCATAACCGGCAAGAGTACCGAGAGCATCCGCCTATTGCAATCAAATGTAATTGATGAAATCATCATGCGCTTTGAGGCTGCAATCAAACTTGGCAGCAGTGACTTTGAACGCAGGGTGCGAGTAGGTGCGATAGAGTTAGGATTTATCCCTAACCTTAACGAACTTACATTCGGTGAATACATCGACTTAGATACCCAGTGCGGCAATGTCTACAAGGACGGGAAGATAAATGGTGAAGCAGCGCACAAGATGATGTGTATACTATACCGACCTGTAAAGGCTAAGTTCGGTAAGTACTACGACATCGAAGCATACAACCCCAACGCCAAACGTAAATACGAGGATGAAGTATTGCAGCTAACACTCGACCATGTACTGAATGTACTGCTTTTTTTTTCGAGTTTAGAAATAGAACTATACAACAGTTCCCTCGAATATTTGGCCAAAGAGATAACGGAGATAGTGAAGGAGATGAAGGAACAACCCCAGACGGCCTAGCCGTGTACGGATGGTTCCA